TTAAAAGCCTCTACGGACACAAGGGATGGATTGTTAACGCACGTGGTCAAAGATGGACCCATAGACATCCATGACCCTTCAGGGGAGCAGCGAATCGCAGATATTTTTGGTTTGATAGCTTCGACACGGGAATTCCAGAAAGTCTAACCCGATTGCTGGCTGCAATGCCTCAAATCCTTATTTCAACTCCTGCAAGTTCTTCTTGCAGAGTCAAGAATATCGAGCTATCCAAATTTTCCCAACCCCGATCGACGGCTTCCTTCATTGCTCTCTCAGTGACATCAGTAACGGCCATTGGAACATCGTGGGTTTGTGCCATCTCTTTAGCCAATAACATATCCTTGTGAGCAATACTAAGAGCGAATCTAGCCTCAAAATCTCCCTTGAATAAGGTGGCCGGCAGCCTAACGTGAAGACCCATATTACGCCCCAAAGCAGCTTTTTGAAAAACCTTCACCATTGCCTTTGGAGATACGCCCGCCTTAACTCCAAGAGTGAGGCATTCAAGCATGGCCTGCTCTAGTGAAAATATTGCACAATTATGAGTAACCTTCCCCACACAACCTGAGCCTATACCTCCAACATGCATTACTGTTTTAGCCCGGTCAAAAAATTCCGAAACGCCTTGCTTTATTTCCTTTGAAAAGGCCTTTCTATTTTTACCTTCTTCAAATCCAAGTATTTTAACTGCCACAGCCCTGTAAACCTGGTTCTCGGTAACATAGCCTCTGTCGCTAAGATGACCTGCGAATCTTCTTAAAGCAGGCCTCGCAGTTGTGTACTTTCTATCACCGGTTTGCCCAACATAAAAGTAAACTCCAAACGTTGGATGTATTAACTGTACGACATACACAATGTAACCCGGCCTCATTTCTCGACCTTTAATCTCAATATTAAAGTACTCCATAGTCAAATTTCAAATAGGGCCTTTAGTCCTTCAGTCCTTTCCTTATCCGTCAAGTTTTTTTTCCAGCTAAGGTCCAGCTTTGTACATAGCTCTTCTGCGAAGCTATAATTCCCCAACGATGCCAAGTGCCGTAGCCTGTCTTTGTGATCCTGAGTTAGTAATTCCTTGCAATGATCCGGGAATTCATTCAACACCGCGCATATTCCCCGGCCCAAACTATCCGCGCATTCATCTTGAATAATACCCCACTCAAAAGTTTGCCAGGAGTCACCAAGTTCTTTATTCACCTGATGGTACAAGGCTTTATTACTCTCAATTGCTGATTTATTCCGCTGTCTCAAGGACTTTAGCTCTTGTTTCGCCAGATTTACACGAAACTCTCTGCCGTCTTTGCTGGTGTATTTTTGATAAAATGATGACATAGCATGTGACATGATTTTCTCAACTAGCTCAACCTTAGCATGACCTGAGCCAGAATTAAACACCAGATTGATTTCCTCAAGAAAGTATTTCTTGAGTTCCACATTAGTAATAATACTGTCGCGTGAATCCTTATGCAGAGTGATAAATAGTTTAACAAAGCCTTCCGTCTCTCTCTCAACCAGCCATAAGACCCTTTGCACTTCGTTAGGTTTAAGATGAAACAAGGTCAAATCCAAGTATCCTTTCAATGCCTCATCAAAGTCCAATGGATCACGACCCTTACCAAAAGCATAGATGGCATTAATACCTCTGCCTCTTAAATACAAAAGAAAGTACAGAACATTGAAATAGAAATTATGGCTCACACTGTAAGTTTTGTCAGTCAATAAGAGTTGACTAAAGAAAAGGGCTGATCGGCTGGGAGCCCTTTCCACTTCATCACTCATAATCCTACTTGAAACTTCTTCAGATACTTGTTTGAGGTAATATCGCGGTGCCGGCCCATCAAATAACTGAGATACAATCTGAAAAAGTTTGATTTCAGGATCGCGGATCATATCCACCAAACTTTGGTGTATGTGAGGTTTCTGGTCTACAATTGGTCGTAAATTTTCCCTGACCTTTGGCTTTACAGATGCTAGGGCCTTTTCAACCTCATCATGGAATTCTGACAACCGATCCACCACAATTTCTGCGGATAAGGTCTTCCTAATTTGTTGCAGGATCTTTTCTTTTAGAAATGGTAATATCTGGGTGGCTCCAACGTAGCCATCTAACTCCATAAACCGATCCGCTATTTCATGGTGTGGAATGCTCAATACCGGTGTTCCTTCTGCATCAATCTCATCCCTAGAATATAGATTAGTAAACCATCCGTTTGAAACAATGAAATAGGGACAATTAACCTCATGGTGAAGCGAATAAAAATAAGCTTGCTCAATTTCCTTGGCTTTAATTTCGGGAGGATTATTGGGATTTTTACATTTCCCAGGCTTTGCTTCAATCAGCCAGAAATATTGTTTACGAATACTACACAGATAATCCAACTCAACCCTGGTTCGACCTACGGAAAGAAAGAAAGGGTGAAGTTTATACCCATCTTCAGTTGAAACAGAGTATTGAGATTCTTTTTTATAGCCAAGAATACGAACAAGAGGTCTAAGAAACTCTTCACGAACATCAGTTTCCTTGTAATTGGAGAAGTTAAGCTTAGACAAGCTCTTTAACTCCTGCTTTTCGTGTTCAAGTAGTGACGGGCGATACTTCTTCATTCTGAAACCCTAAAATAGGAAATTTAACCACCTGATTTTTTTACAACGCTCCGGGGGAATCGGGGAACATTTGCGGTAACCCATTCCCTTAACCCATGCACCTAGTTAACCCGGATCAGTTAGCCGCCATGACCCTAGACCTTTCTAAGGTCCAACCCGGCACCGATCTCATTGAACGATTTCCACACCTGGGTAATCTCAACACCCTGACCCACTGCCACCGTAAAGACCGGAATGAATTACTCTGGTACATCCTTCTGATGTACGACCCCAAAAGCCCTTTCAAACAAATCATCGCAGATATAAAGTTGCGCAAAAAGGAGTGTGCCAAAGCTGCCGGCCTGAAAGAAGGCCCGGCCTTGCAAAGGATATTTGATTTCAAGGATAAAGTATTTATGTCCATCCTTGACGAATGGTTAAAGAGCATCCACAACCGGGTGTGGTCTATGATCGTATCCAACGAGCAGGTTTTTTACGAGTACCAGGAACGGCTATTAACCCCGGTTGAATCTGACAAAGGAGATAAAGATGCAATCCAGGCAGCGGACTTAAAATCCAAGCTCATGGATACTTGCGATGAGATACACAAACGCCTGGAAGGGTACTACCGGGAACTCTACGGGGATAAGGAAACCGCTGAAAAAATGATCATTGAAAAGCGGTGGACCCCGGAAAGCATAGGAAGCCGATAGCCTATGCTACACCCTATTCCTGGCGGCAGAATTGTCCATGTTCAAGGGCTGGACTGTTGGGTACCCCCGATAGGCAAGGTCTGGAACCATCATAGAAAGGAGCTGATTGACTGCCCGGTGATGTCAGCCTCACAGGACCGGAACAACCAGATTTTCCAAACCACTCCCCTACCGGATAATTACCGTTCCAAAGTCCAACGAGAAAAGGCCCTATTAGAGCAGAATCCCAATTACACCGATCCTGAACTGGAAGAATTCAGGCAACAGGAGTGGCAAAGGCGGCTTTACGGGTATTGGTTCATGCTGGACGGTGAACCTACCTATATAACCGGCCTGCACTACTTCTATCTCAACTATTACGAGATCGACACCACTTCCGGGCACCCGGATTACCGCGATCCTGACCGCCTGGAATTCTACTTCCGCTGCTTTGTGGATCACGACCCTTCCAGTCTTGGGATGCTCACGGTAACACGCAGACGTGCGGGGAAGACCTATAAGGGTGGTTGCTGGACCCTGGAAGGGGTTTCCCGGACTCGCAAGGCCAACGGGGGTATTCAGTCCAAAACCAATACAGATTCAAAAAAGGTATTTAAGAAGGCCATCATTCAGCAGTTCAAAAAACTGGCCGACTTCTTTCGCCCTGTATATGATACCGCACAGGGATTGACCCCCAAATCAGAACTATCCTTTTTCCGGCCAACCACCAAAGGGAAAAAGGCTGAACAAGACCTAGATAAGGAAGAACTGGAAAGCACCATTGACTTCCGGGCATCGGATGAATACGCCTATGATGGGTATAAGCTGCACTACTATTTGGTAGACGAGGTATTCAAGACCACCGAGGCCGATGTGTACAAGCGGTGGGAGGTCCACAAGTTCTGCCTGATGGAGGCTAAAAAAGTGATTGGTAAAGCGTGGTTCACTTCCACTGTAGAAGAGATTGAGGGTAAGATCGAACTCTATAAAGAGATATGGAACGAGAGTGACCCGGCTGAACGATTAAGTGACGGTCGTACCCGTTCCGGTTTATACCGTTATTTCATACCCGCCCAGGACACCTGGGAGTTTGACAAGTTCGGAAAGTGCGATAGTGCCAAGGCCCTTATTGAGATCAACGCCATCAAGGATGATCTGCGCTCCAATCAAAAGAAATACTCGGAGTTCATACATAAGAACCCGACCAATATTGAAGAGGCGTTCCGTATCAAAGCGGATGATTGTATCTATAATTCCGATAAACTACAGGATCAGTTAGACATTCTCAGTTGGGGCGATCCACGCTTTACCCGTGGTAACTTCGAATGGAAAGACAATGAGAAGGATACCGAAGTAGTATTCTTTCCTAATAAGGACGGTAAATGGTTATTGGCCTGGGGATTTGACGACCAGGAAAAGGATGTTAACCGGGTCACCAAAAGAGGCCACTCTATTATTCCGGGGAACCGCTTTCTGTTCTCAATGGGTGTAGACCCCTTTGACCATAAAAAGACCCAGGATGGGCGGTTTTCCAATGGGGCGGCAATGGTGTACAAAAGGGCTTCATCTTATGACCCTGAATTCTCCAACACCTTTGTTTGCGCATATCTGGCCCGGCCTTCAAACCCGCATATTTTCTATGAGGACATGATCAAAACAGCTTATTTCTACGGCTGTGAAATCCTCTTTGAAAATAACAAGCCCGCGATGGAACTCTATTTTGACCAACGTGGGTACCAGGAATTCCTGCAATGGCTACCTAAGCGTAACGCTCCCGGCCTGCCGGGTTCTACGCAATCCCATGAAGACATTGCCCAATTCACAGCGGTCTATATCGAAGAGCATTGCGATAAAGTACCCTTTCAAAGACTGATCGAAGACTGGTTGGCCTTCAGAATCGAGAACACCACCAAGTTTGACCTTGCTATGGCCGCAGGCTACGCCCTGATCGCAGACCGGGTATTGGTACCCGCCCCGACTGTCAGCAGTAAGATCAAACGCAGCAAACTATTCAAGAAACATAAAATCCGATTACCACAACGCTAATGTTTTCACGTACTCATTATTCGTATCCCTCCCATCATATTCACCCCTCTTTAAAGGATGAAAACTGGATACGCCAGTTCATCGAAGCGGCATGGCACGAAGCCGACAGTGAGGGTAAGACCTTCTACAGTCAAGCCTCCAAATTCCATGAAATACTGCAATACTCGCGGGGCAAACAATCCGTGAACCAGTATAAAGAACAAATGGGGGTGGACCTGGAAGAAGACGAAAGCTGGATCAAGCTGGACCTTCGCGTACTCCCGATAGCCGCCAAATTCCGCAGACTGGCCCTGGGCAAGCTCAACAAGGTAGAATACAATGTGCTGGCAACGCCCATTGACCAACTTGCGAAAAGTGAGCAGGAAAAGCACTTTAATGAAATCCGCTCCCGGATATTAATGCGCCAGGAGTTCCAGGGATCACCGCTCAGTCGCCAGTCCATGCTACAAAAGAATCCTGGTGAACCGGAAGACCTGGAAGAATTTGAAATGCAGGCCCGGTTTACCAATAAGCACAACATGGCGATTGAAGCGGAAACCGCCCTGGAAGTGGTTTTGAATGAGAACCGGTATAAGGAAATCAGCCGGCGCATCAAAAAAGATCTGTTTGATTTTGGTGTGGCCGGGATCAGGGAGTACATCGACCACAATGAGCGGGTACGGATCAGGCACATTTCACCTTTTCGACTGATCTCCAGTTATTGCGAACACGCTGATTTTTCCGACCTGAGCCATATCGGGGAAGTGGAGGATATGACCATTGGTGAACTTAAAGATGTGGTAGGCGACAAATGGACCGGTGAAGACTGGAAGAAGATCACCGAGCAGTGCCTGGGTAAATACGGTAACAGCCGGGAAATTCCTCCCGGACGTAATAATCAGCCAGGGGAAGATAATTTGAAGGTGCGGGTGGTTCACCTGGAATTTATGACCGTCAATGATTACTCCTTTGACCCCGGCCAGGACCCTGACGGCAATCCTACCTTTTCCAAGCCTAAAGAAGGGGAAACCGGTAGCTTCCAACGGTCTGCTAAAGTGCTGTATAAAGGTTCCCTGGTGATCGGCACTCCTTACCTCTATAATGCCGGTAAAGTGGAGAACCAAAAACGCAAGAAAGGCTCCCTGCATGAAACCACCTTCAGCTATCACCTGTACGCCCCTGATATGTACGATATGGAACCCCTGGGGATTATGGAGCAGATCATTCCGGTGGTCAATCAAATACAAGTGCTGTGGCTCAAGCTTCAAAACGTCATAGCCGAAGCCAGGCCAAAAGGTATCGCCATTGACTTTACCGCCATTGAAAGTGTGCCCCTGGGTGAAGGGGGTGAGGTCATGGACCCGGAGGACGTGGTAGATATGTTCCTTCAAAAAGGGGTCCTGGTGTACCGCAGGTATGATCCCAAGTCCGGGTATTCCAGTGCCAAACCTATTGAAGAACTGGAAAACGGGGTGGGTAAAGATGCTACTTTCTACTACGGCCAGATCATCAACAACATCCAACTGATCCGGGATATTACCGGCTTAAATGAACTCACGGATGGCAGCACTCCCGATGCCCGTACCCTGACCTCCGTAGCAGCAATGGCCCAGGAAGGCAGCAACAACGCCCTGTATTATATCCTGGATGGTGAACGGGATATTTTGGAAAGGGCCTGTGGGGATATGCTGCTTCGTATCCAGGACATTATTCAGAACGGTAAAGGCTATGACGGTTATAAACGAAGCCTGGGCACGAATTCCGTAGAATACTGGAAAGCCTCAGAAAAGCTCCCGGCACACGTTTTCGGGATCAACCTGGAAATACGCCCGGATGAAATGGCCCGGCAAAGGCTCCTGGAATACGCTACTAAATATGCCGGTGACGGTGGCCTGCAACCGGAAGACATCTTCTTAATTGAATCTACCGATAACCTGAAACAAGCCCAGGAGATACTATCCTACCGCTTTGCCAAACGCAGGAAAGAAACCCAAAACCACCAAATGACCTTGCAACGGGACCGTGTGGAGGCCGAACAGCAATCCGCAGTGGCCCAGGAGCAGGAACGACAGCGCACCGCCCAACTGGAAAATGAACTCAAAAAGGATTTGGAATCCCACAAAAAGGGGTTGGAAGTGGAATTTGAACACCTGCGCCATAAACACCGTATGAGCGAACTGGAACTGTCCGCAGAGAAAGACCAGAGTATGAAGGCAATGGATATGGCCAGGGATGCAATGGGAGGGGCTTAAAATTGACCCCCCTGTTTTTTTGCAACCCCCCGGTGTAATCCCTTGACTTTTGCCAATAGATAATTACGAATCACTATGGACATCGACTTTTCCGAAGCAACACCCGAAGATTTTCAGACCGAAGAAAACCAGGAAAGCCAGGAAGAAATAAACGACACTCCCGAAACTCCTGAGACAGGTGATCAGGATACCCCACCGGAACAACCACCGGCAGACGATCAGCCTGATTTCAGTACCCTGACCGGGGGCCGCTTTCAATCTCCCGAAGAGCTTTGGACATCCTATACAGAATTGGAATCCAATAAGCCCGAATACCCGGATGAGTACATTAAAGGAGCGGTGGATTACTACCAGCGCACCGGTAACCTGACCCCTTACCTGGAAGCTACCCAGGTGGACTTTGATAAAATGGAGGACGAGGCCCTGATGCGCTACGACCTGCGTAAAAAGAACCCTTCCCTTTCGGAAAAGGCGATCAACAAGCTCTATACCGATCAGGTCACCAACCGCTTTAGCCTGGATACAGAAGAGTACAGCGAAGACGATGTGGAAATAGGCCGAGAACTGATGGCGGCTGAAGCTACCCGTTTGCGCGAAGAACATAAGAAAAGTCAAAAGGAATTTCTGGCCGCTCCCAAAGAGAATAACCAAGACCAGGAAACCCAAAAGGAGCAGTTGCAACGCCAGCAGGAAGAGTTCAAATCCCTAGTCAATGAACGCCCGGAAATCAAGGCGCTTTTGAAAGACAAAAAGTTGTCGTTCGCCCTGAAAGGTCAAAACCCTCACAGCCTGAACGTAGAAAACCCACAAGCCCTGGTAGAAGCGGCTTTGGACTCTGACAAGTTTTATTCAGCCTTCGCTTTACCTGATGGACAGGTGAATTGGGATAGTTTTCTCAAAGTGTCGGCTTATGCCCAGGACCCTTCCAAATTTGAAGAAAACCTGATTGCTTACGGCAAATCCCTGGCTACCCAGGAGATTGTTGACGGTGACCTGAAGAACTCTACCCTGGGTAACCGGAAAAAACCGGACGAAGCCAACACAGCTTCCATTCAGGGTCTGCTCGGTGCCTTTCAGAAAAAATCAAAATAACAAGTCCTTATACCTGATCTATGCCTTTTCAAAAAGTAAATAAACAGTACGTCAGCTCTATTGAGTTCCTGGATCAAAGGGAAATTCTCAATAAGGTGCTGAACATCACTAACGAAGAATCTACTTTCCTGGACATCCTGGAAATGACCGGACGTTCCACCGTGACCCACCAACCCGACTATCACCAATTCGTGAACGAAGAGTTGTACGGTATTGGTGAAGTGTCTTCAGTAACCAGTGGTAACCTTTCCAATACGGTAGTGCTGGAACTCACGGCAGCTACCAAAAACGATTGCCGCGAAGGGAACCTCGTGTTGTTCAATGATAAAATGGTGGGTTACATCATCACCAAGGACGACACCGAGATCACGATAAAATCCGTGGACGGTTCCAACCTGACCGTAACGGCTACCGATAAGCTTTCCTTTGTGTCCAATGCTTCCGGTGAAGGGGCCAGCGGCCCTGCTCCCTTCCGTAAAGGGCAAACCAAGTTCTGGAACCAGGTACAAAGCTTTGACGGAGCCTATGAAATCACCGACATTGAAGGTGGTTCGAAGGTAGAAACCGAATACAAAGGTTCTCACTTTTACATGGTAAAGGGTCAGCACGAAGCCCTAATGAAGTTTCGCGCGGATATTGGCTTTGGCCTTTTCACCTCCCGGATCAGTGACCAGAACTTCAAAAGTGCCAACCCGACTCTAACGGACAAGAACGGCAACCCCGTTCAGACCACCAGGGGTATGAACCAGTACATTGAGGATTTTGGGGTCAACCAGTCTCTCAACACGGGTGGGGTTGTCTCGCTGGCTGATTTCAAAGCCTTTGAAAAGGAACTCAATAAAAGACGTGCCCCTCGTGAATACTGCGTGTATGTGGGCGGCAATAAAAACATTGAGTTTGATGAGTTTTTACAAGGATTAGGCTCTACACCGGACCTGAAAAACGCACGTTTTTCCGTGGATGGTCGTGACCTGGATTTAGGAATGGACTCATTCCGCATTTTCTCCAGGACCTATCACAAGAAATACCTGCCTGCACTTGATCACAAGAACGTCTTCAACTTCACGGGTTCGGCTGGCTTCCAGGACGAGGCCTTCTTTGTACCCGAAGGAAAGATCAAGACAGTGGACGGTTCATCAATGGACTACTGCCGCCTGCGCTACATGATGCCTTTCGGCTCAGATAGCCGCTATAAAGAGGTAAACACCGGTGCCTATGCCCCTGGTGGTGCAACCTCTGATGAGAAAAAATGGAAAATCACCTATTACGCGACTATGGGTCTTGAGATCCTTGGCGCGGACTTTTTCGCCAAATGGGATAACGGATAATAACAAGCAACATGATCACAATTAAAGATTCGAAAGTCAACACATTTAATGACCCGAACAAGCTCCCCCGCTTAGGGAAAGATGAGATCGCAGTATTCCGCTTGTTAGGTATGCGAAATGACCCGCACAATAAGGGAAAAGTTATTGTGAAATCAGCCCGTAACGTGCCGGTCAAAGACACCATCGTTGATCCCACTTCAAAGGACGGGGATGCTGTTTCTATAGCTTACATCGTAGGCGTGGGACAGGATAATTCCCCGCTCCTTGGCGAAATATGGTTTGAAAAGGAGGCTGCCGGACATATTACCCTCAGTGGAAATAACCTTCGTCACCGTGATCTTTACACCTACCTGATGCTATCCAATTTCCGGGCAGATAATACCAAGCGGGACAGCAACCGGGCTGCTATCTATGAACTGGTGAACGAGGGCGCAAAGGCTGAGGAAAGCAATAAACAACGTAGCCTGAAACGCGAAGCCATGAACGTAGCCGCTGAAATGTCACCGGCTGAACTACGGGAGTTTGTGGCCGGACTGAACCAGGACGAAACCCAGGATGAAGAAGTGCTGCGGAACATCGTTGGCGATATGGCCGAACAATCACCGGAACAGTTTATGACCCTCAATAAGTCCGAGGACCGTAAGATCAGGGCCGACATCAAGTATGCTACCCAGGCGGGGATCGTGACGTATTCGCGCCAGACCCGCAAGTTTACTTGGGCGGCCACCGAAGACGAGATCGTGACCATTCCCCGGCAATCGGGCCAGGGTAATCACCTGGACGGCTTCGTATCCTTTATCAAGAACCATAAGAACGGCCCCAAAGTCTACGAAGACCTCAAAGCCCTGATCACCGAGAAAAAAGCTAAAAAATAATCTGGTTGGTTGCCGGACAGCCCTGCCGCTTTAAGTGGCGGGGCTTCTTTTTCGCTTACCTATGCCTTACCTGAATATAACCTTCCTTAACACCTCTGAAATCTCATTGGAACTATCGAGCGGTAACCGTTCCTCTGAGTATAAGTATTGGGCAGTCGTAACTTATCCTAATGGCCGCACCTTCCATTACGGTTCGGTTACGGCTCCCATGCTTTACCCCAATGAGAACAGTACCACCATTACACCTCCATTGCGTATTGATGGTGGTTTTCTGCAAGGGCAATACCGCTTTGTGATTTCCAGGGCTGTAGCGGATACACTAACCGAAGGGGGTGGCATTCTGAACCCTGATCTCAACCTGGACCTGAACGGGGTAGAACTCAACCCCGGTGATCTGGTATTTGATACGGGTGGTGGGGTCCTGGAATATGACCTGGAACTGTCAAACGACAATAGCAATCCCGTCACTCCTACCCTAGATATTGAGGCTGAACAAATTGAATTTGATTTTAGTCCACTGACACCGAATGAACTGATCATCCGGGATCAGTCGGATGTGACAGTCCCTAAACTGGAAGTCTCCGATCAAACCCAATATACCCAACCCGGTCACACCTTAACCACCATCCAACGTAATTGGAGCGCAGAGCTGGAGAACGTCAACACTTCTCTGCAAGGCTCCGCTCAAAACTTCGACCTCCTGGCAGACGGGGGTTATTATCATACAGCCTACCATATTGACCTGACGGTGAACACGGTCTATTCCAACAACCAAAAGCCCTGGCTAAGGCAAAGGCTGACTCATTTAAAATCCATCCGGCTATGAGTGTGATCCAGATACCTACCTTACCTGAGATCATCGCCAAGGTGGATGCCTTCAGAACCTACTTGCAAGGGCAGGCAGGCTCGTTTGGCAGTTTGCAACTGGCCCAGGATTACCGCACGGCTCTTTCCCTTTTGACCCATATCAACTACCGGATCACGGTAGGCAATACCCAGGACATAGAGTTGCTGTTTGATCAGATGATGTTCCTGCTTAACTACAGGACTAAGGTAGAGTACACCTATGGGCACCTGAATTCCTTTGACGATTACCTGTTAAGCTCCGTAGCCAATGGAGGGGGTGGTGCTGTAGAATGGGCTGACATCTTAAATAAACCGGCTTCCTTTATCCCCGCTCCCCATGATCACGCCTTTGATTGGGACCGGCCTTTAAAAGCTTCTGCATTTTCCGGACGGAACATATTTACCGAAAGTGGAGCAACTAATGTCCTGGAGGGATTGGAGGCGCTCTTATTCCCGGCCCAACCTGCCGTGATCTCTATTAGCGGGCACAAAACTTTCCAATGGGGCGTAACCCAGGATTTTACCATTACGGGTACGCTAAGACCTAATGATCAGAACGACATTGCCAGTATCCAGGTATTGGATGAAAATGATCTACCTCTAAAGACTATTGTACCCAATGATTACCCGGCCAATACGCCCATTGAATACGAGGTTGTGAACCTGATCCATTCCACCAAATTCCGCATTAAGGCTACTACGGATGGTGGCGCTGAAATATTCAGTCCGTGGACTGAAGTGAACTTCATAGTGCCGCATTTATACGGTTTCAATGCACACCCTGACCTTCAGGGGTATAATGCTTACAAGAACCTGTCTACCGGACTGTTTACCGACAACAAAGTTGCCATAGCATACGCGGGTACGAACGGTTATATGTATTTCTTCCGTCCCAAAGAATCAGGACCACTATCGGCCATTCGGGATAGTAACAATTTTGGCCTGGGAACCTTCCTGAAAAGTGAAACCCTGGTGGAAGTAACCTCAGACGGCCTGGACTCCAATTTCAACGTGCAGTTCTACCGCTACCGATCCCCCTTTCAAAGTAAGTCCAACACCACTATAACCTTTACCACCGAATGATCCAGGTATCCGAGCAAATAGAATATACGGGAATAGGGGTACTGGACAAAAACCTCATTGCGGCTGACCTGGAAGAGCGCCTGGCCCTGAAGCCGGAAGTATGGCAACGGTGCATTCAAAAAGACACCGGGGCGCATTACGTCTACCTGCAAAAAGGATGGCACATGCAGGGTACCCGCGTGGAAGTCCGTGGCCGTGAGTTTACCCTGGCTAACCTGAAAGGGGTACCGCTAAACCTGATCTGGCTGCGCTCCAATGCCGGTGACCTGACCCTGTTGGAAGGAACCGAGAAAGAAACGGAATCCGACACGATCACTTTTACCACCGAGCAAAACAAAACCGCCTACCTCCACATCCTATGAAATATTATTACCTGACCCTAACCTTGTTGACCTCTCCCCTTGTACTCGCCCAGGTTGATAAGCCTGAGCAGTACAAGGAAGGGGAAAACCCGAATAGTTACATCTACACCCAAAAGCAAGCCTTTACGGATACCGTCACCTTTACGGAACTGGTTAAGCTTTCGGCTTTCAGGACCGGGAAATACTCCAGTGAAGAAGTAGGAGAACTACTGGCCGCATGGCAGGGCGGTGAATTTACATCAGTCCCCGGTGGCTTTACCCAAGCTGACAGCCTGAAAGTGGACTCCCTTTGGAACCTTTATACAGCCGGTGAGCTAGGGACGGGATTATCCCTGCAACAAGTGGTTGATAATGGAGATAGCCTGCAAACTGCATCTTCCGGGGGTCTTCGTCTGGCCGAAGATTATTCCTTTCAACCGGGAGGCCGCTTCATCGTATCAGCCCTGATTGAAACCAACACCACAGGTACAAGCTCAGATTGGTGGAACGCCAAAAACCGCCTGGATAGTCTTATTGCCAGTCTGGAAACCTTCAACCTCCAGATCATCGGAAATGCCGGATCATCCTATAAGGGGGACAACTCCTTTTCCTGGTTCTACAATCAGCCGGAGGCGGTTAGTGATTTTTACGGGTCACACTTCCAGGTCACCCAGGCCGGTATTGAAACCAATGTCAACCTGCTGCATACCGATGAAGCGGAATCAGCCAGTTTTAAGGCGGGCCTGGATGGATTCTACCATCGTCAGTACATTCCCAACGAAGGCTTGGATGCCACCTTTCGCATCCAGGATAACCGTGCAGTTTTAAGCCTTCCAAACCCGTCTGAATTCGGAGGTGTCTTTGAATATGGCGGGGATTATTCCGAAAGATATACTGATCGCTCCCTGGTGGATAAGGCTTATGTAGATCAGGCCGCAGGTGATGGCAGTGGATCGGTCAGCTTTGACGGTAACCGCCCCATTACCCTGGCGGTAAATGGCTTGCAAGGTGTAAACCCTGGCACCGATGATCTGAGAGCCTGGATCGAAGAGGTGTTCTACCCATCAGAACCCCCTTCTGTCAGCCTGACATTATCTTATTCCGGGGTCACTACAGGGGCCGACCGGACATTGGAATATGATGATGGTTCTACTCAAACCGGAACCTTTAACTGGACCCTGACCAGGGCGGCTACCACCTCAAGCATAAACCAGCTTATCATTAACGGAACACCCCTCACTTTTACTCAACCGGCCCAGGGTGCCACGGTAAACGGAACGGCTGACCTGTCCTGGACCAGCAACCAGGAATCCGCTTTTACACTCTCAGCTACTACCTCTGACGGCAAAAGTGCATCCGATGTATTCACCATTGCCTATGCCCGAAAAATGTATTGGGGCTTTGCTTCTTCTCTTTCCCCTACCGAAGCAGAAATCCACGCCATGCAGCAGGAATTTTCCCCTCCCGGAAAAGTCCACACACTCCTGGACAAAACGGCCATCAACGACTGTGGTTCCTGCTACTTCTATATCATTCTCGAAGAAGCCCTGGACCCGGAAAACGATATTCAAATTTGGGTAAACGGCCTTAAAGCAACCGGCGCATTTGTGCGCAATGTTCAAAGTTTCCGTAACGCTTCCGGTGAGACTTCCGACTACGTTTTTTATCGCTCCAATTCGCAACAGAACAGCGACATAACCTTCGAAATCCTTAACTAAATCCTAATTAACTTTGAGAAAATTACTTCTGCTGACAGGAGCACTGCTCCCGTTCGGCCTACTCGCTCAGGTCCATAATGTAAATACCGGACAAGAATTTACCACCATCCAGGCCGCTATTGACGATGCCCTTTTAAACGGTGGATTGACTGAAGACACCGAGATCAACATTGAAAACGGGGTCTACTATGAAAGGGTGGTGATCATCAACTACGGCACCCAAAGCAACAGCGATTACCTCACCAACGGTTACCGCCTGGATGTGCGTGGCCTGGGTAATAATGTATTTATTGATGGTGGCGATACGGCCAATAACTGCCTGCGCATTTCCAATATGGTGAACGTCCATTTTGACCGGGTGAACCTGCGGAATACCGAACCGGATGGTTACGATCCGGATTTTGGCACCTATGGGAATTCGGCTCACCTGTACATCACCGGAAACAACACCTCGGAAGATCCCCTGGAAATGTCAAACTTTTCCTTTACCAATGCCTCCATTCGAAACGGGTACGTGGGTTGTCGGATTATCAATAACGTGAAGGATATCCTTTTTGAAAACGTGATTATTTCCTCCTGTGAATACGGGGGCTACCGCCTAGGGTCACCTGATCCCCTGGATAAGCTTTTCAATGTGACCATCCGAAAATGTACGTTTTCCACCTCGGCCACTTCACCAAACGAAGAAGGCACCTCTCACATCTTAATGAAGGAAGCCAACAACTTTATCATTGAGGATTGTACGTTCTTTAACGCCACACGCAACGCAATTTCGGTTAACAGTTCCGACAGTACCTTCATCCGCAGGAATACCTTTTTCGGGGGTGGTAGCGGTAACCCGTCCAACCCCTCTTCCATCATTTACTTTTCCCAGGAAAGCCCTCACGGGGACGGTTATATTGAAATTGAAAACAACTTTACCATCAACAACACCGGTGACATTTTATATATAGATGGTAATGGTTCGGTTCGGATAACAAACAACACCTTTATTGACTACGGCAGGGATCAGAACAGAAGTTATCTTTTCAAGCTTTACAGCATTGACTCACTGTTTTTCTACAACAACATTGTACGTTCGGATAATTACCTTACGATTGGTTTTATCAACCTGAGCGGAACGCCTGACCTGGTGCCCGGTCAGAACCTTTTTGCGGACTACAACCAATACCACCATAATCATAATCCAAGCCGGGCGGTATGGATCGGTGAAGGGGTACTGAACGGTTATTATACCGGACTGACTAAAATGACGGATGAAGGACAGGAGCTGAATACCCTGTATTTCGACTACAATGTGACCAATGACAACGCCATCGGGTTCCGGGAAAATGATCCCTCAAACTACCTGACCAATGTGGAAAACTGGCACCTAAAAACTACAGCTATAGACGGCCTGGAGTCCGGGGCGCGTGATTTCGGAGAACAAAGCCTGATGCCGGAATTGGATAACCGCCATTATACCAGGGATACTACTTCAGATGCCGGTGCTTTTGATATGGAGGGGATTGCTCCTATAGAGGCGCAAGCCGATTTCCAGGTACTTCTAAATGGTGAAGTCCAGACTTCCCCTTTTGGGGTTGTACCAGGAACCACCATTCAGTTGATTGATGTTTCCCAGGATATTGATGTGCGCACCTTTGAGATCGTTGAAGATGGTATAGTGACAGCTACCTATAATGACTCCATTGTAGACCTGACCTTTGATAGTTCGGATTCAGCTAAAGTATTTACACTCCGTTTTATCGGGAGTAATTCTCAAACAAGCGACCAGGATTTTTCCGAAAAAGCGAATTTCGTTTCCGTAGGCTCTATTCCGCAGTTCATAACCCACCCCCAGGATCAGACCATCACCGAAGGAGATCAGGTGACTTTTCGTTCCTACGCGCCTCCGGCATTCCCTGATCTGGTGTATTCCTGGGAAGTTTTTGATGGTTTGGTTTGGACTACTTTGAGCGGGGCCACTGACAGTATCTATTATAATACTCCAACCATTTCACAGGATCAGCATATCTATAGGGTTATTGCCTCAAATTCCGTTGGTGCTGACACATCTGATCCTGCAACCCTTACTGTGGAATCCGCTAACGCCCCTCCGCTGATCACGGCCCAACCCACCAATCAGACGGTAACCGAGGGCAATTCAGTAGGCTTTAGCGTGACAGCCAACGGAGAACCTTCACCTTCCTACCAGTGGGAGGTCAATTCGGGTTCTTCCTGGATTGAAGTATCCGGGGCGACTTCTGCTACCTACACCTTCACGGCCAGCCTGTCTCAGGACGGTAACCAGTACCGCGTGCGGGTGTACAATACGGAAGGCAGTCTGTATTCTGATGCCGTCAACCTAAGTGTAAACGCAGCCCTCAGTGTCCCGCAGATCACCAACCAGCCTGCCGCCCAAACGGTATTTGAAAACAATACGGCCACTTATTCGGTGGCTGCAACCGGCAACCCCGCACCTGCTTATCAATGGGAAGTGAATACCGGATCAGGTTGGGCCAATATTAGCGGGGCCACATCTTCTACTTATTCCTTTACTGCTGCCTTAGCCGATGATGGGAACCTGTACCGTGCTAACGTTTCCAATAGTGAGGGAAGTGTGACTTCTGATGAAGCAGACCTTACCGTGACCTCAGAACCCTTTGCCCCGCAGATCACCACGCAGCCAGCTTCGCAATCTGTCTTTGAAAATACGGCAGTTAGCTTTACAGTTGCTGCAACTGGAGGCCCCGCCCCCTCTTATCAATGGGTGTTGAATACCGGATCGGGATGGGCTGATATTTCAGGGGCTACCGAAAGCACTTATACCCTGACGGCCACGCTCGTTGAAAATGGCTATCAATACCGGGTAAAGGTTTATAATTCGGAAGGAACTGTTGCTTCAAATACTGTAACACTAAGCGTACAGGAAGTAGTTGAAGGCAATCGCACCGGTACGGCCATCATCGCACCTATTGTTCGCAATGACCCCCAGGACACCTACCCTACTCATTATTCGGATTTTGGTTGGGGTGGTTTACACCAGGTACCAACCCTGGCCCACCGGGATGCCATACCCAATGACCTCCGGGTCAATGGTATGGTGGTAGTCATTTCCGGGACCCATGAAAGCTATTACCTGAAAGATGGAACCACCAATAATAATTGGGCAGTATACCCTCCCAAAGATTTGGTATTTATAATGCCGACTTCAACTGACAGTGCTGCACCTAATAACTTTCTGTATTATTCTACGGATCAATCGGCCCTGGTCTATAAAGACCATTCAGGAACAACGCATAGTTTGTATTGAAGTATCAATATCATACCTCATAAGTTGCCGCCCTTCGGGGCGGTTTTTTCTTAGAAATAATTGTGTCGTTAGTGATAATAGACACAAATAGCTATAAGAAATCCCTACATCAAACAGAAGCCTGAACAATGGAATTAACTATTTTTATAATAAATAAAATCCCGTGAAAACACCGCATCTTTTATTCCTATTTTTTTTATCCTTAAGCCTTTATCTAGCAGGATGTAAAAAGGATAGTAAAAATAGTACTGCAACTCCATCCGAGACTCCTGTTAAACCAGAACCTATCACTGGTCATATTGAGTTGCCTTCCGGCAGTGCGATCAGTTTGAATACCTTAAAAGTACTTTCCCCAATTGCAGAAACTAATGTATCTCAAAGCACCTATAATATTGATGCCTTCACACAAGCCTACAATACCACAATGCTAACTAATACTGAAGGCAAGGTTTTGATGATGGGTTATAATATTCCTGGTCAAACCACTACTACCATATCAGTTAAATCAACGGCCCTGGCCTTGTTGATGAATACCCCCATTGCTCTATCTCTTTCCCAAACTGGAAAAGAAGCCCTTATAAAAAAGGTCCAGGAAGATGCCGAACTGGTAAACCTGGAAATGGAAGTGCGACTCAGTGTAGAAGCCGGTATGGATTTATTTGACACAACAAATACTGCACTGGTTAATGAACTAAAGAACGCCTTAATAAATGCAGGGTCATTTAAGACAATGGTAACCGAACCCCCTATTCTATTTAATCAGAACGGACGGGATCTTAAGTTTTACAACGATGGTAAACTATTTACAACAGCAGTCGGCATTTACAAGGACCAGATATTGATTGAAGACTTTTTAGTAGAGGGTGTAAAGGCTTACCCTAACTCCATTTCAGATATTTTAAGTGGTGGTGGATGGGGTACTGGTACTCAATTGGTAAAGGAATTCAGGATGGAGGGTGACGGAGATTTTGAATTAAAAATGAGGACTGGCTTAATTGGCTATGATGATGGTAGTGATGAATATGATAAGGCCTTATTCGCAAATTGCAAGCAAATAGCTATTTATATTCTTGAACCTTTCTTACCAAACTTAAAATTAGGGGGAAACAAGGATTGTATTTACCAACTCACATTAGATATATATGATTATGTTAATACTATTCCCAATATCAATGGAGCGTCAGGCGTTCAGTTAGCTTCACGGGCCGCTATGGATTTTGTAGAGAATATAACATCTTGTTTGAAGCAGGAATTACCTCATTTGCCCTTTTTCTCAAATATGTCGCGATATTATAAATTTATTGAAAAGAGATTATCAGTCTTTGGTAATGCAGCTAATATCAGTGCGCTAACTGCTCAATGGATATATTATGATGAAGCCTTTGACACCTGCTACAGCGTGATGGCTAACAATATTGATGAATGTATCGTTTGTCCAGCTACAGTGGCCGATATTGATGGGCACGTGTATCCGGTTGTAAAAATTGGAAATCAATGTTGGATGGGTGAAAATTTGGGTACTAAGCGTTACAATAACGGTGGGAGTATCGGCATATTTACAGATGGTATTGAATGGGCGGCAGCCACATCTGGTAAATATTTTGACTACGATGAGCACTTTTATGATGAAAATTTTCAGGGTGTCTTTGATGGAGTTCAAGGCTTACTATATAATTGGTATGCGGTAAATACTGGAAACTTATGTCCTAATGGATGGCACATACCCTCTGAAAGTGAATGGGAAACACTTTCAACCCATCTAGGAGGATGGCCCTTGGCTGGTGGTAAGATGAAAGTTACCAATTTATGGGAACCTCCAAATACCGGTGCAACAAATTCATGTGACTTTTCGGCATTCCCAGCTGGAATATTTCAAGGCATTTTACCAAATGAGGGGGATTATCCTGGGCGAATAGCAGGATTCTGGAGCAACAGCAGTAAAAATTCCAGTGAGGCATTTTCAGTACTCCTTGAATATGATCATAAATACTTAAACCCCTTAATTTGGGATAAATACTTTGGCTATTCATGCCGGTGTATTAAAGATTAAATTCCGATATTGTAAGACACAACTTATAATAACAAAGAAAATGGAGCGAAAGTCAGAAAATCCTAACAAAAGAGTATGACTGAGGAAACCGAAAATCAAGTAGAGTAGGTGTAAATTTGAAATCTCAAATACTATGATTGGGATAACATCAACAACCTCCAATGTCGAGGTGACTAAATTTCCAGAGACAATTTCTAAATGGGAATTTGCCAACAGATTTGGTAATTATGCCTGTGAATATGGTGGAGAAAGCGAAACCGGAGGCGGTGGAGGCGGTGGAGAATCACAAGGCTAAATATCCACAATTCATCTTACAGAAGGAAAGTGAAAAAAAGTAGCTTCCCTTCTGTTTTTCCTTATGCAAAATTCCAAATATGCAATCATTCAAAGAGCTTATCAACCCTCTAACAGTACGCGAGTTCACAGAAAACATCTACAATAACAAAGCCTACCTCATAAAAGGAGTACCAACCAAATTTGATAGTTTAATAACTTGGCAAGACATTAATGACACTTTGAACACCTCTACTTCCAAGGATCTGAAAAGTAGTTTCAGAATGTTTAAAGATCGACAACCCGTTAACTTCAGTGATACGTTTGATATTGTTCAAAACACACAGAATGGTGCAACACTAATCGCAGAAGACTTTGATCGGACAAATATTAAATTGGGTAGGCTTCATGACTCAATCGAAAGTGAACTTGGAGAGAATACTCGTTCCAACCTATATATTTCATATCCCTCAATAAGAGGATTTGGCCTGCATTATGATACGCACGACTTCCTCATTATACAACTTTATGGTAAAAAGCGCTGGAAAGTATATCCTGCAACTATCGAGCAGCCCCTTTTTCATTTGAAAAGTCACGCGATCAATGATAAGCCGCCAGAAGATGAGCTATACCTAGATTGCATTCTTGAAAAAGGTGATGTTTTATATGTACCTAAAGGTCACTGGCACGAAGTAATTGCGGAGGGAAATGATTTATCTGTTCATTTGACATTGGCAATTTTTGTACGAACAGGGATAGACTTTTTAAATTGGTTATCCAATGAAGTCAGGGAAATACCACTATTTCGAAGTGCATTCCCATTAACAACAGCATCTGAAGAGAAATCTAAAGAATACCTTAAAAAAATGGCTTCTTCCTTTTCCCAAATTATGGAAAGTCAAGACATTTATGATTCTTTTATGCAATGGCGAATTTCAAAAATGAAAAATCGCACAGTATTTAATTACCCCTATCATATCTTCTCAAATCAATATTCAGAAATATCTAAGAATGACGTTGTAAAATCAAGAACACCAATTCACATAAAGAAAACTGAAACAGTTACTTTTTTGACTGCACCCAGGACTTTGATAAAATTACCTCCTTCAATGAACCCGCTTATTGACTATATATACAGCGAAGAAACGAATGTATTAGATTTTGAAAAGATGCTCCAACTGTCAGATGATAGAGATCAAATTAAATCCACTATTGAAAAATTATTTACTCAGGGCTTATTGAGAATACCAAATTAATTCTCCTGCATACATTATTAGATTATGTAGTTTTAACCTTACCAATATATCTGCCGGTTGCTGCTAACAATTAAAATTAATTTCATCTCCCTATTTTTTTGATGGTACCCGGTCCCATTGACACATATTTGCAGTAATGCTTCCGGCAACCAACCTCTTTAATTCATTTCACAATGACTATTCAAGAGGTCCACCAAAGCATACTGCAACAACTCAACAATGTTCAATGGGGTCATGTGTCCCATGAACTTATTGATCAGGCATTGGATGAAGCACAAATGACTCGCTTCACCAATCTGTATTCCGATCCCCAGGAATATCCCAGCGGACCAAACCCCACACCCCGGATAGCCTTCGGTAAAACCCAAAAGATCGAAGATGAGCTATCACCATTTATCCAGGAGATCAACTTTGACAAGACCCAAACTTCTTCGGGTATTTTACAATACCCTTCCGACTACCAGCACTTCCTTTCCATCCTGGTTAAAAACAGCAGTCGTATTGTCAGGGTCAAAGTGATGAGTGAAAATGATCTACCAATGGCTTTATCCAGCCAGATCACCACACCAACTGTTGCCCGCCCGGTCGCTATTTACAATGGTAAAGGACGTTTGCAATTCTTCCCGGAAGTGCCTTTTGAAGGGCGCTCCTATTACCTGAGAAGGCCGACCAAACCATTATTTGCTTATACCCTGAATAATCGGACCGTAACATACGATCCGGCCAATAGTACCGACCTGGAATGGCTGGACAGTAGCCAAACCGTAATTATCCAGGAGGCTATTAAATGGTTGAGTAATCACCTGCGCGATCAGTGGTCCCACCAATCCAGTTCCCATAAACTTCAAATTGACGGCTAATGACCACCAAAGGAAAACTGGCCGAACAAATACTACGGCTTCTCAAAGGCGGTGACCTGGGGGCTGAAATTGAAACGGATGAGCGCGAAATCTTTCTGCTGATTGGTCAGGTCATTAACCAACTGATCAAAGCAGAACGGTTCCTGAATCTTAATGAAAATGACCGGCATACTTCACCCACCTTCATTGCCTCCTACGAGGATGTGCCCTTAGCACCTTACCAGCGGGTATGTAAACTGACCTTACCCGCCTATCCGGTTTCCCTACCCCGCAATATGGGGGTCTGGCGAATAGCACCCATGACTGATTTCAACAATCCCTTTATACCCATGCAGTCGGGCCAGTACGCCATGTTCCAGGGTCATGTTGCCGGAATACTCCAATCCAAAACAGGTTACGAGGTACAAGGACGTGAAGTGATCTTCACCCGAGACCTGATAAGCCTGGGCACTACTGAGGTATTTGTGCAACTGATCATCCTGGATATTGACCAGTACGATGAGTTTGAACCCTTGCCCATCAATACCGACCAGGAAATGCAGGTCATTCAGCAGGTGGTTCAAATCCTGGCACCCCGCCCTGAATCAGACAAAGTGGTAGACAATAAAGACTATTCCAGCTAATGATATTCGAAAACCTTGATAGTGTAATCCAGGGCCATCTTGCAGCTAAGGGCAAGAGCCTCCACTATTACCTGCAATACTTATACTATGCCCTGGAAGGGGTGCGGGAAACCGGCTTTGATATTTGGGGTTCGATCCAAACCGAAAAGGTCACCCCGGATAGCCTGGGTATTATCCGGCTTCCGGCTGATTTTGTCGATGTCATTCTTTTGGGTGAACAAGCCGGTCTTCAGGTAATCCCACTCACCGAAAACAAATACCTGAACCGGACTTTGCCTACTAACCAATCCGGTAATCTTATCCCCCGGACCGACAACTTCACCCCGGCCAATCAGTACGTCATTATCCGGGAACGGGGAGAAATACAGGTCAGTTCCGGCACTTCGGAAAACCTGGTGCTTTACTACATCACCGATCAAACCCGGCTTACGATTAATACGGTCATACACCCCTACCTGATTGATACCATCAAGAAATACATGGATTGGTCTTACGAGCGGGATAGAATACGACCACTGGCCAGAAGGGTAGCCGAAGCCAAACAGGAATACCGGGAGGCCCTTATGATCCTTAGAGGCCGCAAAAACCGGCTATCCAAGAAAAAGATCCTGCAACTGATCAGCCAGAACAAATTTTACGGATTGCGCTAATGGAATTCATCACCAAAACCTTTGAAGGTGGCTGGAATGCGGAAGCAGACCCGGCCAACCTTCACCCTACCGAATACCTGGAAGCGGAAAATATGCAAATGATGGCTACCGGGATGAATAATGGCTCGGTTCTCAAACCGGTGCCGGGTACCGATCTGATTCCACATAACATCAGCAGTCTGAACGGCTATTGTGTGGGGATCATCAAAGACAAATCAAAGTCACGATTTTTCTACTTTATGAAGACCAGTGCCTCAACCGAAGGGGATAAGATTTTTGAATACAACCTGCAAACCGGCAGCACAAAGTTAGTATTGGAGTGGACAGGTTTCAATTTCCAGGAAACGCACCTGATCACCGGTGGCGGGGTAATCGGTGACCTGCTCTTCTGGACAGATGATCTCAGTGCCCCGCGCTTTATCAATGTGGAACGGGCCAAATCCGGTGATTATCCTACACCGCTACAGGAAGAAAACATATCCATTAACCGCAGACCACCCAATTTCCCTTTGCAGAACACCAAACTTCTGAAAAGTGAAATCCCGGTTGGCTTCTTTGAAAAAGGATCGGTGGCCTTTATCTACCGTTATGTGTACCTGGACCACGAACCTTCAACCTGGTCCATTCCCTCCCGGTCTACCCTGCCGAACTGGTACTTTGGAGAAAAGTGTGATCAGGTCAAAGTGGAAATCCCACTGCATGAAACTATTCCTGAAGATGTGGCCGAAATCCATTTTGCCGCCATCGACAAAGAAACCTGGGCTACGGTAATCTTTGAAAAGGTCAAACGTTCGGAAAAGCCGGATCAGTTCATGGATCACCCAGGCACACTTTTCAAAGCTTATTTCAACGGTCAGTTCAACGGCCCGGCAGTGCCGGAGACTGAAGTTTACAAAGACTTTGCCTATGTCCCCTTACAGGCTAAGGCTATGGAGGTAGCCCAAAACCGGGTGTTTATGGGCAACGTTCAGCAAAGCTATAATGAGGTGGCTCCCACAGAAATCCAGACGGATATTACCGTTTCCGCTCAATCCATTGCAGGCTACAACAAGGGCAGTATTGTACTGGTCTACCGCAGGGAACAATACAACGGTACTACATGGGTAGCCACAGGAGAATATTATGTGGACAATCCATTGCCCCAAGGTTACAGGTTTAATAAGCTGGTCACCTGGAACGAAGATGCTCCACTGAAGGCCATAACCCAGGCCCATATTGACACCAGTAATGGCAACGGGGGCTTTTATCCCACACAGGAGGTAATGGGTACCATCGGAGGGGTCAAATACCGGGTAATACAGGTATCCGGCACCCCGCGTTGGGATGATGGACAAAACCACTTTGACTACCATGTTCCGGGCGAATCCGATCATGCCCGTGGCAGCTCCAGGGGCATTGGCATTGTATTCCGTGATGAATACAACCGGCACCAGGGGGTTACTAAAGCAGGTGCTTACACCGTTCCCTGGCGCTTTGATGTGGAAACTTCTTTTGGTAGTCACCTGAATATGGTTTCGGTTATACCCACCGCATCGTATCAATCCTATGCGGTCGATGAAATTCCTTCCTGGGCGACACACTACGAGGTGGTAATGACCAGGGATTTGAGTAAGGCTAACCTGATCCAATCCGAACTAACGGATATGGCCGGGGGAACCCTAACCTCCAACCCGGATAATGGGGTAACCTGGCACACCGAAGCCACGTTGATGTATGTGCAGGAGGATGAAGGCGAATACACGTATTTCCCCATTTCGGTAAAATCCTCCGGCACCGTGGTCCCTCAACCACCCATCGGTCAGTATTTGGGTATTCATAAACGGGTGTTGCCTGACCAGGAGGGTTACCAGTTCCAGGAAGGGGAGGTGGCTACCATTATTCCTTCGCACCAGGGCTTTCCCGTGTTTACCGTGAAGATCGTGAAAGACTCCCCGGATTACATTTTATGCGAGGAAATTGACCTGACCCCCTGGGCCAAAGTAGACTTTAATGTGCTGGTGGAAATCTACAACCCTACCGCTACAGATAAAAGCACCTACTACGGCACTGGCATTGTCTATCCCGTAGCACAGCCAGGAACTTCATACCGGCAATATGGCCGAGGCGAGCTGGAGGTATTACCGGATTCCTTCATTTTTAATGTGCTGGACTATTTTCGCAGCCACAGTCCCCACACCCACACCGGAACGGTGTATTCCTGGTTCAACCGCTCGGTAACTTCCATAGATATACTGCCGCAAAGGAACTATCAGACCATTATTTTCAGTGATCCCTATTTTGCCGGTACCCGGATCAACGGCCTGCACAACTTCAATCCGCTCAATGAGGATTACACCCCCTCGGAAGACGGTCCAATCCAAAAACTGATCATTGCCGGAAGGACCAACAGCGAGGGAACGGTCATGCTGGCTATTGGCAGCAAAGGAACCTCTTCGGTTTACCTGGGAGAAGCACAGATCAGCGACAGCCAGGGCACGGCCTTTTTCTCGAAAACCAATTCCGTGATCGGAAGCATCAACCCTTTGAAAGGAGGTTGGGGAACCCAAAACCCGGAAAGTGTTGTGGAGCAAGGAGGGCACGTCTGGTTTTTTGATCTGGCGCAAGCTGAATTCATACGCTATGCCTCCAACGGTTTATTCCCGGTCAGCAATTACAATTTCAGGCAATACCTGAAAAACAAGGTCCGGGAAATGACCACCTACAAAAAACAACAGGAGTCCGTGGCACTTTCTGGCGCGGTATATCTGCGGGTGTATGGTGGCTATGATGAGAACAGCAACGAGGCGTTAGTTTCCTTCACTTATTTCAGTAATGTACTATCTGAGGAAGCTCCCGGAGGGGGTGGTGTGGATAGCCCTGGCCTGGGTGGATAAATATTTGAATTATGGCAGACTTTGAAGAAACCATTGGCTATTCGGAAGTAAAAGATCGCTTCACTTCCCGATTTGGCTTTATACCGGAAGGCTTTGTCCACCTGGGAAAAAACCTGTATTCCTTTCTAAACAAACGCTTATTCGTACACTACGGAAACAGTGGGAATAACCACTTCTACGGTGTGGAGCACAATTCCAAAATCCGGCTGGTCTGTAACGAGGTTCCTGCCACGGTGAAAATATTCAAATCCATCCGCATACACGGCACCGGCAAACCCTCTAAAATTGTGTTGAAGACCTCGCATCCATACCCCCAGGAAACTGATATTTTCCCGGACGAAATGAAAGTCATTGAAGGGGATATATACGCGCCTATACTCAACGATAAGTTCAGCCCTAACGTGAATGGTTCTGAGTACCAGAAAATGCTATCAGGGGACCCGATGCGTTCCAAACGGCTGGAAATCGAGATAACCTACAATCATCTGACCCCCTTCGAGCTCCGGGGTCTGACCATTGGTTACATCCGCTCTCCCGGACACCCTTAAATTTTTGCCCTTCCCCGGTGGAATAACGGCACTTTTGCGTATTCACAAACCTTGACACTATGCCAATAGGAGCCATTTTGGGAGGGGCACAAATAGCCACTGAATTAGGAATGGGACTCTTCCAACTGATCAAAGGTGTATCATCCCACCCCAAAGCACCTCAAGCCCCAAAGTATCAAAAGAGCCAGGCCATTTCAGATATGGCGGCTTTCAATCAAAGCCTTCTCAACGGCAGAAGTACAGCCGCTAAGATCGGTGAGCGGAATATCCGGGCCAACCAAGCCAATACAGCTGCGCAGATTCAGGACACGGCTACCAACCCCGCCCAGGCATTGGCCCTTATTTCCGCTAATTCTGGCCAGACCAATAATGCCATAAATAACCTGGCGGTACAGGAGGATCAGGATTTCCAGAACCGCCTTCGCAACTACATGAATTCACAAAGGCTCCTGGCCGGTGAAGAGCAAAAGGAATTCCAGTACAACCAACTACTTCCTTATGAAGCTAAAATGAAGGATTACGAAAGAGCCCAGGCTGAAAAATCCCGGCTCTTAGGTGCGGGTATCAGCAACCTTCACTCAGGCATGGGTAATGCTGCCGGATTAGCTCAATTCTACCAAAAGCCTGCCTGATGCCACAACAATTTAAGGGAAATTCATTTTCTGATCAAAATGAAGGTTTAGCCATTCGTTTTGGTCAACGTTATGATCAACTAAAGATCGCGGAGGCTCAAAAACAGGACAAGCAACGCCAGGATCAACGTTTTAGAACCCTGGAAGATCAGGCCCGTAAACAGGCCGAAATGGACCCTGTGACGGGCGGGTACGGGCAGGATCTTTTGAACGCCCAAATCGAGGAATTACAGGCAGAAGTCAATGAGCAGTTAAATCAAAACACTGACCTTTCTAAAGTCCAGGCATCCCTTCGTAAAAGAGCCTTACAGATCAAAACGGATCATGCCACCAATGTGCAGCAAACCGCCTATGCCAATGAGTTGATGCAGGATGCCAAGCAAAATGAACTGGTGGATGAAAGCAAGGTGGATGAATACCGCCAATCGGTATTGTATCAGCAGGATCAGGAAGGGCAAACTATTACCCAAAACGGTAAGCGTGAATTAACCCCGATTGATAGTTGGGATTTTCCGAAAAGCCCGGAGGAACTGTATTTCGCCCCCAACGGCAGCCGGTTTGCGAACTGGAATAAAGTTTCCAACAACTTCTTCGAAGCTTTCCGCTCAGGCAGCACCACGCTTAAAAGTAGCAGTGAACAGCCAGAAACCGCCTACCGGGAACTTCAAAAGGTGTCAGCTATCCGTTTCTTTAGCCCGGATCGAAATGGGAATTTCACCCTCAGTCGCGAAGAATTGACCAACCTCCAGAATACCGAAAAAGGAAAGCAACTCCACGATTTCTTTCGAAGGATCACCGGAGAGGAAAAACCATTAATTGAATTTGTGAAGGATGATCTGCATAAGGCCGCTAAAGAAGACCCCTGGTTGGACCGAGGTATGAAGGATGCCGTTATCGAGGCCACAAAAAAAAATGGTTCGAATCTCAACCAGGATCAGATTGAAGCGGTGGAAAAGAACTGGCTACTGCATACCCTGGAGAACCAAGCCACCGGTGACTTTTCCTTTTCTACGGATTATGAAAAAAAAGACCCGAAGGATCATTCTGAAGGAGGTGGTAGTGTCTTTATGAATGCGGCAGGCGGTTTTGGCGGTATAAATACGAAGAAAGGTAGGCTATACGTGGAAGAAATGACCACCCAGGAGATTGCTTCCACTTATGGGCCGGTTGGTGAAAACGGAGAAGGGGCCGGAGCTTCACCGGAAAACACCTTTGCTATATCCCTTTCCCTGGCCGGGGAAACGGGCATTGAACTACCCGCCCGAACTTCGGATTCCAGGGATGGTAAAGTAGCAGAGGATTTCAGGCTAACAGACCTTAGATATGATCGTAACGGCAACTTTTATTACCGAGGGGTTTATGCCACTGATGAAGGCATGAATCTAAGAGGTGAAGGAAATGTTAAGAAGGCCGGACAGCGTACAGGCTGGATTAGCATGACTGAAGATGAAGAGTCTCTTTTCACAACCCGTACAGAAGGCATTTCCCCTATTGTACTCATGTCGCTAACTGATGGCTTCTTTGAGAAATTCCCCGAACTCCAATCCCGCTATGGAAAAAAGTCCAAACAAATCCGTTCCGTAATCACGGAGGATGATCCTACGCCTGAAACCACCGAAACTGACATTTTAGACCTAACCGGTATTTAATCCATGAACGAAGAAAAAGCACAGGCCATATTTAATGCCCTGGTCAGCTCACCGCATTTTAAGATCGAAAACAACTTTGACCGTTTCAAAGCCATCCTTTCCGACCCGGAGCGCAGCCGCAAACTATATACTGCTTTGGCTTCCTCGGATAAAATAAAGGTGCAGCCTTCCTTTGAAGAATGGCAAGCCAGCTACACCACTCCCGCACCTCAAAAAAAAAAGACCCTACCCAACGGGCCCGTGCCAGCGGAAAACTCGGAATCACCCTCCAAATCGGTCGATGGCGACTATTCATTGGATTACAATGCGGGTTCAAAGAATAAACAAACCGAATATGCCACCACTTTTGAAGACTTCTTGGGGATTCAGAACGTGGAAGAAAGCCCTGATCAGGAAAAACCTGAACAAGCCCTGACCGAACTTGAAAAGTTTGGTCTTGAGCAATCCCAAAAGGCACTACCCGTTCAGGACAACATCACCGGCCAACCGGATCAAAAGCGTATCGAATTCCTAAGTGATCCCGGTTCGTTCTGGAATGAAAAGCATTACTTCCATGCGGAAAATGTGGACCCCAAAGTCCTGGAGATCGGGCGTAAAAAAGACCTGACCGAAGAGGATCAGGAATTTCTTCAATCGCAACTGGTCAGCCCCGGTTTCTATGAGGTGGGTCCCAACGAGAACGCAGCCGGTTTCTACCTAAGTCGTCACGCGAAACGGGAGGAACAAAAGCTGGAGGCCCTGCGCACCCGGACGGAAAACAAGGTTGAAGAAATAAGTCAAACCTTCCAGGAACTCAACACTCAGTTTGAGCAGGAAACCGACCCGGCCAAACGGGAAGAACTGGTAAACAGCTTTGCACGACAAAAGCAGAACTATGAGGCATTGGTAGAAGACTACCAAACCAAAGCCCTTTTAGCCAGTAAGCGCATTCAAAGCCTTCAATCGGATGCCAACGGGGAATATGCTCATTCAGTAGAAACCTTTTTCCGGGCTGCGGGGGATGAGATCAACAAAACACCTCAATACTTGGCTTCTGCCGGTTCCACCCTACTCTACCTGATCGGTGAAGGGGTGAAGCTGGCCCCGCATTTAGGACAACCCGGCTCTTTAGGGGTCTATATGGCTACCGGTGTACCTCATGCGGAAACGGAAAAGTGGTCCAAAGCCCTGGAAAGGATTGGGGACGACCTCTATCAGGCTTCTTTGGAAGGTTCCCGGACAAACTATAAGTCTGACCGAATTGTAAACCAGGATACCGCAAAAACCCTGGGGACAGCTACCGGCCAAATGGTTTCCATTGTAGCGGCTGGTTACCTTACCGGAGGTACCGGTGCCCTGGCGATGGGCTTCGGGATGGGTGCCGATGAAATGTACCAATCGGCCAAATCACAGGGCATTGATGATAAGGATGCCCGGCTATTGGGGGCAGCTACCGGTCTGATCTATGCCGGTCTGGAAAAGTTTGGTGCCGATCAGGTGACCAAAAAGCTCCTGGGTACCGAACTAAAATCCCAGGTGATCGACTACCTGATCAAAAAAGGGGTGTTTGAAATTGCAGAGGATCGGCTGAAAGCGGAAGCCATCAAAACCGGTATCCGGGAGTTTGTACCGTCTGGTATCCTGGCTAAAGAACTGGCAAAACGCGGTAAAGAATTCATGGTGGAAACCGGTAAGGCAGGACTGATCGAAGGGGTAACGGAAGGCTTACAGTCCATCGCCTTTGATGGTATTCAAAATACCTATAACCTGCTGGAAGGTGAAAAACGCCTGAATGCTCCGAGTATGTTCTCCCCTGAAATGTGGCAAAAGGCGTATGAGAATGCCAAATCAGGACTGATGGCCGGTGCTTTCCTGGGGGGTACCGTGAACCTGGGACAACTGTCGGCCACTTCCAGGGATGGCTACCATCTGGCTATGGATTTTGCTACCGATGATCAGAGCTTCCAACTTCTGAGTTCTGAAATTCAAAAGCGGGAAGACCTGAGCCAGGAACAGAAAATAGATCTTCAGGACAAGATCAGTACCATGCGTGAAACGGCAATCACTATTCCTGAGAACATACCCGAAGCCCGAAGGCAGCAAATCTTCTCCCTGCTCTATCAGAAAAAGCAACTGCAACGCACCGTAGAAGGCAAGGATGATGTATTTGTCAAAGATGTAGAAGAGAAAACCAAAGAACTGGACGATCAGATCAAAAAATTACTGGCCCCGGATTATGCCCTGGAGCCGGAAGACACACAGTTGATGGAGGCACTAAACCAAGTAAAAGGTGATCCTTCCGCAGGGGGTGAATACATGGCTGTACGGAACCGCCTGGAAGATATTGACCATAAGCTGAATTCTGGATTTTACCAGGGTAGAAAAGAGCGGTTATTGAAAAGGGAACGAACTCGCTTAAAGTTGTTGGAAGCCGAATTGAAAAGCCAGTTTCGCATTCCAATGAAGACCGTACCAGATCGGCAGCGAACCAGCCGTGGCAAGGTGTACACAGGTGAGAATATCCAAAACTTGAAAACCGGTTCCCGGAAAACCAACCGCCTGATCAAAGATGTGCTGCAAATCGTTCCTGGGATGAATATTGAAGTATTTGATTCACCTTCGGAAATGCAATTAGCTCTTTCGGAAATCAAAGGCGAATATTGGGACAACTCTGAGGGCTATATACCAGAAACCAACACCCTATTTGTCACGAAAGGTTCGGAAGGTGGCGAACAGCTTTACAATGAGTTGGCCGGGCACCTACTAACCCGATTGGAGAACCAAGACCAGGATCACTTTCAAGAACTCCTGAAACAAGCGGATGAATTTAAAATGAAAGACCCGCTTTTTGAAGAGGATAAAGCCAAAGCTGAAGGCTACTTCCAGTGGGCCACCGAACAACACGGCAAGGTAACGGACGGCCAACTGGAGAACCCCCAGGAAGTAGCCGGTGCTGCATTTACGGCCCTGGTTTCGGATCGTCTTTCGGGTCGTTTAAAGCAAACCAAAGGATGGAAAAGCACCATTCAGGATATGGCCAGAAGCCTGGGTATTTCATCACTTTTTGACCGGCTCAACGAGCAGGGTAAGTCCCTTGAAGATTTGGAGGTCAGGGAATATACATCATTAGGCGACTTGATCCATAGTATCCAAACTACCCTTCGGAATTCGGACCCTGAAATTCCGCTTGGTCGATCAAAAAAAAGTTTGAATGAAGCCAATACCGAAAATCTTTCTCCAAGTTACCCCAGGTTAACCCCTCTACCGGAATTGGTTTCTGATCCTCTCCGGGAAGATTATCAAAAGGTAGAGGCCATCAATATGCAACGGCAACAAAAGTTGAAAGACATCTACAAGTCTCAAAAGTTAGGACTGAATAAACGTACCCGCATACAATTTGAACAGGCCTTTACCAATCGTGCAGCGCTCTTCAACCAGAACCTTAAAGAGATTAGTAAGGGAGCTACCCGAAAGGTTAAAGAACTGGCCGAAGATGTGGTAACCATGCGAGACTTGGCAGCAGGTTCACAGGGAAGGGCTGAACAGTTCACCTCTAAAGCATTCCAGGAGCTTTGGGGCGTTAGCCTAAACCCATTAAGGCCCAAACTGGATAATGGTTTAACCCCGGAAAGCTACCGCACCTTGAACGATATGATCAGCCATGTACGAAACGTGGAAATCAGTCTGAAAGCCCAGGAAGTATTGAACGAGGTGGAACCGGAGATAGAGAGCCTTCAAACGCAAATCCGGCAAACCCGGACGCAATTGGAAACTTTGGAAAACTCTGGAATTAACCTGTCCGCTAAAAACCAGAAGGCACTCCAACAACTGCGAGGGCGACTTAAAAAAGACAAGTCTGAACTCAAAGAACTCCAGGAGCGCAGGGATAAATATGCCGACCTGGAATATGAGGGTGGTCTTCTCCCGGATCAAAGTCAGGCGTGGTTGGATTATATGCAGTTGCAAAAGCCCGAATATTTCAAGGACCTGATGGGCCGGGCCAATAAGTACTTTGATTATCAAAAGCAGTTAGTAGAGGAACTTCATAAGGAGGGTTTACTAAATGATGCCCAGGCCCAGGAATTACACCGCTTTAAATACTCCCCCCGCTTTTACATAGATCACCTCTTTGATGATGAACTGAAAGGGGAAATTGCCGGGCAACAAGGCAAAATAGCTGGCTCCAATGGTGTGCGTGGTTTGAAGGGTGGTTCTGAAAAACTGCTGTATAACGACTCGGAATGGCTTTTATCCAATGCGGCTAAATCCACCTTTAAACGCATTGCGGTCAACCGCGCTTCTAAAGCTATATACGATCTTGCTTCTGAGCATTCCGACAACGGTATTTTCAAGATAGTTGAACCTATCGGCAAAGACCGCTACGGCACTCTTCAGTACCCGGAAGAAAGTTCTACGGGCCATGAGATCGTTCCCTTGTACCGCGATGGTCAGAAGTATGCTGTGGAAATGCCAATTGAAATGGCGAACCAGCTAAGGGATAAGAAAAAAGGCATCACCGATGATTACCTGACCAATGCTATTCAGATCGTGGGCGGGGTTAAAGTCCTTAAAGCAATGGCAACCGGTTACAACCCCTTGTTTGCTGCCGCCAACTTTGCCAGGGATGTGGGCTTTTCGCTATTCTTTACGGATCACTACAGCTCTCACCTCCCCCTGGCCGCTATTCAGCTAATGAGTGATATTGGAAAGAACATCGGAGCCAGGACCATGCAGCGCCCTAATTACTCCAAGGCGGTGGAAGAAGGGATTTTAATGAACTTCTTAACTACCCAGGGGATGGTCAAGGCCGGCAAGGGTCAAAGTAAAACGGTCAAATCGTATTGGAATGAGGTCGGAAAAATGATCTCGTATTTGGGTGAAAGCAGTGAATTGGTAATGCGGCTGGCCCTTCGTGATCGCTCCATAAAGAACCAGACCAAAGCCCTGCAAAAGGAACTTCAAAGCCGGGGCGAAAACCGGGAACTGAACGACCAGGAACAAAAGGCCATTCAGTTCAGGGCTACCCATGAAGCAAGGAATTTTATCGACTTTAACCAGGGTGGTCATGTGTCCAAGTCACTAGATAATTTCCTGCCCTATTTCAATGCTGCAATACAGGGTACGCGTTCAGGGATCAAACACGCCAAAAAGAACCCCTCTGCCTTTATCTGGAAGCAAGCGCAACTAGGTATTCTGACCATGTTGTTGTACGAATGGAATAAGAACCAAATACCCGACCTGGAGGACCGTATTCACCCTAAGATACGCGAGAAGAATTTCATCATTGCCACACCCTGGAAAGATGAAAACGGGGAATACCGTTATTTCACCATTCCCAAAAGTCACGAACTGGCACCTTTAACAACCCTTTACGAGGATTTATACCGGGCGGGAACCGATGAGGCCAAAATGCTGGAGGTATGGAATAACGCACGCTCGGCCCTGGCCGACCTTATTCCCATAGATTTTACAGAGCCAGGCCAAAACCTGCCTCCTACTCTTAAAGCGGCCATGTCCTATTCCGAAAACAAAGACTACTTCCTGGACAAACCCATCGTACCAGCTTCGCAGATGGTAGAAGGCTTTGAAGAATTGGAATACAATGCCTATACCCCGGAACCTTGGAAAGCCCTGGGGGAAGCCACCGGACTCTCACCGGAAAGGGCCAGGGAAGCCTTTGCCAACGTCTTTACTGATCCTGAGAATCACCCCCTGACCAATATAGCAGAGCTGGCCCTGCATTATGGTTTCTTTGATGGCTCTGACCTTGGAAAGAACTGGCTGGAAAACGTATTCAGAAGACACGTTCGCACTACCTACAGGCGCACTGATCAGGAGGCGGTTGAAGAGATCGGCAACCTGGAAAAGGGCGAAACCTTACGCCTCAATAAAGAACTGGAACAATACCGGGAAGATATTCAGGATGGAGAAGCCGGGGCCTGGGATCGCCTGGAAAGCTGGCTGCAATCCGATGAGGTACCGGCTGAACATAAGGAACGATTGGTAGAGCGTTTTAAACGGGGTATGGAACTACAGAACGCGAGCCGGGAAGCCCGTACCATACTCTATGAGAACGACCCGGAAGCGGCTGCCGGTTACCTGAAAGCCTACCGCGACAATATGAGTGCAAGGGAGTTTGAAAAGCTCCTGAATGAATTGGAAAAGGCCGGGTTCAGTCCGAGTGACCGTTTCAGGAGGGAGTGGACAAACTGACACCCCCAAAATTTTGCAATGCCCCGGTGGAATAGGTAGAGGTTTGCAGCCTAACCTAATTACCACTTATGATCATTGTAATGCTGCTGGCCTGGGTGATCGCCCAGGTGCAAATTATCCGTCAACGGGAAAAAGAAAGTGAGGCTTCGCCCGAAAAGTTTGATCTGGTATTCTATTTGAAAGACAACCGCATCAAACTGGCTTCTGGTCTGGTTCTTTCTCTTTGTCTCTCCGGGGTATTGTTTCATGTAGAAGGCTGGCTTCAGGAATGGGTCAAAAACACTTTTGGCTTCTCCCTCCCTGTAGCCATCCTCTATTTCCTGATCGGTCTGGTACCGGAACGCATACTGGCCTCTGTTAAACAGCATACCAACGGCTTTTTACAACCCTCGCAGGTCACTCATAAAGGCGTAACCTATAACCGGAAATCGAATGGCTGATTTTGAATGGGCCTACCGCCATACTTCCAATAAGGAAGGAGGGTACGTCAACGACCCTTCCGATTACGGCAGGGAAACCTACCGGGGGATTTCCCGCAGGTGGCATCCGTATTGGGAGGGTTGGAAAATTGTTGATGAAGTAAAGACCACAACACGCCTGCGTGACCTGACCCGTTGCTTGAACCAGCGGGAAGACTTGCAAAAGCTGGTTAAAACGTTTTATAAGGTAACCTTCTGGAATGTCCATAAACTTGACCTGGTACAGGACCAGGTATTGGCCGAATGTATTTTTGATACCGGTTTTCACCTGGGGGCGAAGGATGCCGTGCTGATCCTTCAACGTGCGCTAAACGTCACCAATGCCCAGGGTAAATACTACCCTGATCTGATCCGGGATGGTGACCTTGGGCCGGTTACTTTACTAGCGATTTCACGGCACCGCTACCCGGCAATTCTTTTATCGGTATTCAATATCCTGCGCGGATACTATTTCGTACAACGCATGGAAGAAGATCCTAAGCAGGAGAAATTCATAGGGTGGTTTAACAGATTACGATGGAACCCATAAATAAGAAACCTTCTCGCCCCCTCCCTACCTGGGTAACTGTTTTGTCTATTGTCCTGGCTAGTGGAACGGTTCAGGTGATCGCTAACTTCTGGATTGAAGCCAGGAAACTGCGCTTTGAAGAGTTGGAGAAAGAAAGGTTGGTGAAAGATCGTATCCGTAAGGCTGAACAAGCCGTATTAGACGGTCACCTGATCTATGAGCATCTGAACAACTTGCGCAATGAGATTGGACTGGATCACATTATTGGTATTTATGCCATCCATAACCACGGAGGGGTCCCGGCTACCGGGGAATCCCGCCAAATAACACTCTTGTTTGAAACCCACAGCACCCCTGCAGATTTTAGCAAGTCGGATTGGATTGGCAGAGAACTCTTTGAAGGTTTCAACTGGTTTTATGCCCAGGTGTTGCGCTACGGGATTTATTACGTGGAGGACGTTCAGGAATACTCTTCCCTGTATAAATCTGAAACCGCGGAATACCTGAATTACATTGGCACGGGTGCCATACTAGCCGTTCATCTGAAAAGCACCCCTTCCGCTACTCTATACCTGAGTATTGAATTTCCTGAAAGTTACCCGGACAGGACGGACCCCAATCTGAATATGAAGGTTCTGAATGCGGCTCAACGTATCCGGCCATTACTTACGACCCACGAAAACCTGATCTATGAATAACACCGCCCGGATCATCGGCACTATCCTTCTTCTTGCCCTAATAGCTAGTCTATCCTGGAACTGGATACAAAACAACCGCCTGGATAAGGCCTTCCTTACCAATGCTGATCTGACCTATGAATTGAATTCCTATCGGGATGAATTAGGCAGATCAGTTGCAGAAAAACAAAGCATCCTGGCCGATAAAAAACACCTGCAATCTTTCTATGATACAAAGCTTCGCACCCTGGCCGATGAATTGAAAGTGAATAGGAAAAAGATTGAGGGGATTACCCAGGTAAGCACTCAAACGGTGGATACAATATGGCTTCCTTTAAAGGATACCTTAAAGTTTTCGCTGGAGAGCTTTTCCCAAACGCAATGGGGTTCTTATAAGTTGCAAAATGATAGCCTGGGGCTACGGTTATCTTACCGAATTAAGGACAGCCTGAACTTCGTGGAACACTATTCCCGTAAGTGGTTCTTAGGCCCTAAGACCTATTACTTAAAGGGCATTAGCTATAATCCGGCTACTGAGATCAGGGGGATTGATCATATCGCAATCTCGAAAACGGATAAACGGTTTTCCCTGGGTTTGCAGGCGGGGTATGGAATCACTGCAAATGGTTTGAAGCCTTATTTAGGGATTGGGTTAAATTATAGTTTGATCCACTTTTAATTCCTGGTCAGCTTCTCCTTGGTCGTTTCCCTGAAAATTTGAAAAGTCTGTTTTAAAGTAGCATAATCTTCCTCTAGTTTTTCAAGCCGCTCCCGGCACTCCTTGCCGGTATACTCTTTTGAATTTTCCTGGCCTATGATATAGGCGAATGGTAACTTGCTGTGTCTGTTTATCGCCATAACGTGTTCCAGAGATACCTTTTGATAGCCACCTTCGATTTTGGAATAGGTGGCTTTTGAAACCTCCAGGATTTTTGCCATTTCCACCTTTTGAAGGTTCAGGGAAACTCTGATCTCTTTCAATCTTTCGTGGAGTTCAACAGGACCTGAACTTGCCATACTCATCTTCCCGGTCCCGTGCATCAGCCAATCAATATTACAGTTCGGGTAAGCCTCGTTAATAGCCGCTGCAATCTCCCATCCAAAGTCACCACCTTTCAAAGCCTCCAAAAGCGAGGCATTCTTGATTTTGACTTTTTTGAGAAAATGGGCTTGGTTGATACCTTCTATTTGCAGAAACTGCCTTAAACGGACGGCACGTTGAGATATATTCATGGTTGTATAAATGGTTGGTTGACTACTGATTAAGTTCGGCTAAAATAACTAAAAACAACTTTTTAACAAGAGTTTCAAATTTAAAGTTTCTATTTTGGAAACTAAAACTAGATTTGTCGCAGATAAATACGGAAGCCTCCCCGGTTTCCATGACCTTAAACCTATTAATTAACATATTAAAAATGATTAAAACCCTCGAAAAAATTATCGAGGCTCATTTCCGGTTACGTACTATTCCTAAAAAAGAACAACTGTTAAGATTGTGCGAAATCCTTGAGATTAACCGTGAAATGGTGCGTTTAGGCCGTGACCTCTCCAAAGATGTTCCCTATGTGTTTGTATCCAACCGCTATGAAGACGCCTTCCTGATCTTTAGGGCACCTGATAGCACGATTACCGTTCAAATTGCCAACCTGATTACATCTAAAAATGCCGACTCAAATCAAAGTGTCCATAGCAGAAGACCTGCTTTGGATTTCAGGAGTGAACTACCCACTCAAGCCTCTGCGTGATCATTTACTCCGGCACTATCCCGGATTGTGTTTACAGCACTGTTTAGGAATACGTCTTTGCCAGGGTGTTCCCAAATGGACCTTTAATTGGGATAAAATCTACGATGAGGCGCGTAACCGAAGAATTATTAACCTATATATCTTAACCCATGCCCACACCACCTAAAGTTTACCAAAGCTTAAGCAACATTCTCAATGCTATTTCCCCGATCCTGAAAGACCAACAGGGACACGGTTACAAATTCCGGGGGATAGATCAGGTACTCAATGCCTTTCACCCCCTCTTTAAAATCAATAAACTGATCATTGTCCGTTCTGAAATAGAAACTACACGAGAGGTAAGGGAAGTGGAAAAGACTTCCCCGGATGGAAAAAAGACCTATAAAAAGTATTACGTGGATAGCTCCTTTAAGGCCACGTACCACCTAACATCACTAGAGGACGGGTCACAAATAACTACCGGTGGCTATGGGGAAGGGCAGGATGCTTCCGGTGGCGACAGTTCGGCCATGATCGCCCAGGCCAATGCTTTCAAACGAATCTTGCTTGAACTTTTTTGTGTACCCACCGAAGAAATCAAAGACAGCGACATGCACAAGGTACTGGAGGTAGAAAAGCAGGTTACTATTGAAAAAGCACAAGCCAGAGAAGCTATTAAGCCAGCGCCAAAAGAGGCCGACCTCAAGCAAATTGAAACGCTGCTCTTATCTGGCAAACGTAAGGAAGCAGAAACCTTTGCCAATAAGTTTGACATTGATGATAAAACACGCGCCACCATTAAACAACGGGTGGCCGAAGCGAAAGGAAAAAAAGCCGTTGAAGCTGCCCGGCAAAAGGCTTCATAGAAAATAACCCCCACTCACATAAAGCACTTTAAATCATGCTCAAAAGACTAGAGCGGAGGCTGAATATTGTCTCAACTAAAGGAATGAACCGGGACCAGTGGTTGGAAACCCGTAACGGATTGTCCGGTATTGGTGGTTCTGAAATCGGTACCCTCTTTGCCCTGAACCCCTGGAAATCCGCAGTGGAATTATTCTACCATAAGGTAGGTTATATGACCCCTAAACCCCTGGAAAGTGAATCCGCTTTTCACGGCACAAACCTGGAAAACTATATACGCCATTTGTGGGAGCATTATACGGACTCCGTAGAGGGTATGATGCAGTCTTTCAATACGAGCCAAAATACCTTGCGAAAGGCACGAACGGTAGACGGCATCCTGATCAATCCAAAGTACCCCTTTCTCTTCGCCAATGTGGACGGGATCATTACCAAGCACCCGGTTTACAACAATAAGCTGGGGGTGTTGGAGATCAAAACAATCTCGCACCGGGTATCTGAAATGTGGGAACACGGTATTCCACCGGCCTACCTGTTCCAAATTCACTTGTACTGCCTGGTTACAGGATGCGAATATGCTGAACTAGCCAGCCTGAAAGATGGTCAGTTCTTTGAATGTATTCCCATCCCTATTTCACGGGACATCCAGGAAAACATAATTGAACGTGGTCAGGACTTCATGCGCAGGGTTACTTTGGGTGTGGAGGCTATGCAGAACATCCTGAATGAGGATGAATTGCTACAATACCTTTCTGAACTCGAACCGGATTATAAGGATGATCCTGACCTGCTCTACCAGTTCTATTCGGAAAAGCACAAACAGCGACTTTCCGAGAACATCATAGAAGAGCCAGACCCGGAACTCTACCTCCTTGCTAAAGAGCATAGCACACTTGGCACACAGATCAAAGCGCTTGAGAAAGAACAGACGACCATTAAAGTAGCCTTGCAAAGGATCATGGAACGCCACGGTGCCCAGGTGGTCAATTTCGGAAAGGACCAGGAGGGCAACCCTAAAGGCCGGATCACTTGGAGAAAACAATTCAGAATAACGGTAACAGGCTGATATGGTACTGGTCATTGATACAGAGAACCCTCAAAGCCTGGAAGCCTTAAAGTCTATCATCGCACAAGTGGTTGACGAAAAGGTAACCCCGCTCCTGGAAGATATGAAAGTATCCTCCGGTGGTGAAAAATCCATACTGGACACGGATGAAGTCCAGGCTGAGTTTAATCTGTCCAAAGCGACCCTTCACAATTATCATAAGCGGGGACTGAAATACTTCCCCGCTTCTCCTAACCGGTATTTCCGGGAAGACATCATGCAATTTTTCAGAAACAATTTAATCCAACACTAATATGCAACTGATCCAGATTATCGAAGACGCGGTTCGTAAGAACTGCAACGTAGCACCCACCTACAGCAACGCCAAAAAGAAACTCACCAATGCTTTTTCTGAGGATGACCCTCAGCTTCCACGCATCATGTTTGTGGGGCTGTGCCACCAGCACGGTATCCGTTCCCAGGAAATACAGGACTATTTGTGCCTGACCAAATCACAGGTTGATAAGAAGATTGGTGAATTCCAAGGGTTCATAGATGAGGGTCAGCCCCACTACGAAAACCGCCAGAAAGGGGCGCACTATGAAGCCGACAATACCGGTTACCGCTTCCTGGTACAGGCCAATATGTGTAACAGCTATTTATCTTCCAGGGTTACCTCTTTTGTGGGCCTCCGGGAGATCACGGGAGCCTGATCATGGTAACGGTCATTGATCATAGGGCCCGCAAGCTGTTGAAGCTGACTTTAAAGGAGTATGCGGTGGTCAACTATATCCACCAGCATTCTACAGGTGGCTTTGCTGATATAACCATTTCTGAGTTAAGTGAAGAACTCGGTCTTGAGCAAAGGCTATATCCACTGCTTATCCTCCTGGAAAAGAAAGGGTGTATTAACATCCTTGAAAGCAAGTCCAAGAAAACTATAAATGTCGTCAGCACTGACCTCTGGTATGATGTGGTTATTCGGGGTCAGCTCAAGGAAGGTGGCAACGCCTTCCTGAATCAACTTACCGAAGATTGTGTGGTCTACCTGAACGTAAATGCGGGTCGCAGATTCGATTGGCGTTTATACGTGGATCATGTGGAAAGTGCGCTTAAAGTCCTCAAGAAACGCTATCCCAAAATCTCTGAAGAGCGCATTTGCAAGAGTTTCCAGGCCGTTATAGAATATAAGATCAACACCTGGGGGAAAGATCCTACCATGCGGGAATACCTGACCCCGGTCACCCTCTTCAGGCCCACCAAATTTTTAGGCTACCTCGGAGAAGTCAAGGAATACCTTCAAAACCCCAGGAAATAAAGATGTACGTTGATTCAATAACCGACCTCGGAATTGACCTCAAAGGTAAACGGAGGGGTACCGTAAAGGTACTCTGTCCTAGATGCAGCCACCGCAGGAAAAAGAAAAGTGAACCCTGCCTGACCGTCAACCTACAGGAGGGTTGGTACAAGTGTCATAATGATGATTGTGACTTCAAGGGCACGGTGGCTAAGTCCCAGGATCAGGAACCCAGGTCTTACACCATCCCGGAGCATCGACCTGGAAACCTATCGGAGCGCACCCTGGACTACCTGACACAGGAAAGGGCACTTTCCAAAGAGGCCATTGAATACTTTAAGATCACTGAATCATCCGAATGGTTCCCCCAGGTGGAACGCAAACGAACCGCCATCAACTTTAATTATTTCCGGGAAGGTTCCCTGGTCAATATTAAGTTTCGGGATAGCCAGAAGAATTTCAAGATGGCTCCTGGTGCAGAACTCATCCTATACGGTCTGGACAACATCAGCGGTAAGGAATGGGCGGTGATCACAGAAGGAGAATTTGATGCGCTGGCCTATTACACTGCCGGCATTTATAATGCTTGCAGTGTACCTAATGGTAGCCCAGGTATAAAAGAGGACGGTTCCCCTGCTAAAATGAACCTGGAGTTCCTGGAAAACTGCTACGATACCCTCAAGCCGATTTCAAAGATTTATTTGTCTTTTGACCAGGATGCGGCAGGTCAGGCTTTATTAGAAGAAATGTCAAGGCGGTTGGGCCGCCACCGTATTTTCATTATTGATCTTCCCGATGGTTGTAAAGATGCTAACGATGTTCTGATCAGCTATGAACCTGCCGTCCTAAAAGAGTGCTTTAACAATGCCCGTCCCTATCCGGTAGAAGGTATAGAGCGCGCCCATGATCTAAGAGAGGGTGTACGCCAGTTATATGAGCATGGCTTTCCAAGAGGTAGTAAACTGGACAATTATCCCGACCTGAATGAACTGATTAGCTGGTTGCAGGGAGAATTCAATCTCGTTACCGGGTTTCCGGGTCACGGAAAATCAAACTGGCTGGACAACATCTGCATTGACATTGCCAAAGAGCACGGATGGAAATTCGGGATTTTCTCAGCTGAAAAGCCGGGTGAGTACCATACCCTTGAACTAATCCAAAAGCTATTTGGTAGATCTGCCCGGAAACTGTCAGAGAGTGAATTTGAGAAAGCCTTTGACTTCATTCACGAGCATTTTATCTGGATCAAAATTGATGAGGTGGATATTACGCTCAGTGGGCTTATTGCTAAAGCGGAAGAGTTGGTCATGCGCTATGGCATTAATGGGTTCATCCTGGATAATTGGGCTTACGTAGAGCATAAGGTTCCACAGGGCAAGACAATGGAAGCTTATATAGGCGATTGTATGACCCTCATAAGACGGTTCTGTAAGCACTTCAACTGCTCTTTGTTCCTAGTGGCCCACCCCCGAAAACCGGAAGCACCAGTGACCAGCAAATGGCATATCGGGGATGGTTACATCGTTTCCGGGTCTGCGCATTTCTTTAACAAAGTGGATAATGGTTTTACGGTTTTCCGTGACTTTGAGAAGGGTATAACCATTGTCCGGGTCTGGAAGGTCAGATGGTGGTTTTTGGGGAAATGCGGCTTCGCAGAATTTTCCTATGACCCGCAGTCGTTCCGGTACGAAGAGTTCCTGGCCCCTACCAAAGACTTAACCTACGAAGAGAAACTGTCTCAAAAGAGAGGCGGCTTTTCGGGACAACCCATAACCGGTGACGACCTATGAATTGGAAGAAAGTTGAAAAGAAGGTCGATCCCCTGATCAGCCATATTCCCCCGACAGATATTCATAAAACACACGTTTTCTGGCGAAACTCCAAGGGCACAATCCAATGGCGAACCGACCCGGAAAAGTTAAATGTATCACCCATGACTAAGGATGAGTTCTTATCCCTTACTCCAGGCACCAAAGGCGTACTGCTGAGGCTTCCTGATATGGGTAATCTATACAAAGAGCTAAAGTTGACCGCTGAGGTGGATTATGCCTCCCTCAAGTCATTTTTCAGGCTCCAACTGCTATACACGAGTACTAAATTCAAAATCAAATAATGCAAGTAAAATTAACAGGACACATCAAACGCATCGCTGAAACTCAACATTTCGGTGAAAACTTCTGCAAGCGAAGTGTGATCATTGAAACCCAGGAAAAGTACCCCCAGGTATTGGAAATTGAACTACACCAGGACCGCGTGGACCTCATCGACCCTTATACGGAAGGTGAAAAGGCTACTTTCCATATTAACGTCAGGGGAAGAGAATGGACCAGCCCTAAATCGGAAGTACGGTATTTCATTACCCTCATAGCCTGGAAAATTGAAAAGACTGACACCAGCTCTAACGGTCAATCAGAACCTACCTTCCAGGGCCAAAAAGACGAAGATGAAGATGATCTGCCGTTTTAATCCACACCATGACGGTAACTGGATACGATATACCACCGGACCCAAAAGAACGGGAATGCCTGTATTGCCAGGAACCTAGTTATGGTTCCTTTTGCAGCGCAGGTTGTGAAAAGGCATACCGGATTGATCTGGAGTTATAATGGGGGCGATTGCCCCCATTTTTTATGCTGCTCCTTTTTCATCCTGAATATCCCTAATCACTTTTAACATGCTTGGCTTTTCTGCATCCCCGGCCAGGTTTCCCTCAGACAGCCAATCAACGTACTTACGTACTTTATTTCGGAACACACTAGGCACGAACCTACGGTACTTCTCATAGGACTTGGAATTTTTGGAATGCCCGGACATACGCTTTATATCGGCATCATCCATACCCATAATCTGCATATAAGTAATGCTGGTCCTTCGCATGGTGTGGGTGGACACCATTTCATACAAGGGCCGTTCTTCTATGATCAGATCACGGGTTTTAGGGTCCCGGTATTCGTGTTTATAGATTTCGTGCATACAATCGAATTCTTTGAAGAAAGACTTCAATGTTGGGGACATATTGGATACAAAACTTCTTCGGCTGGTCGTATTCCTTCCCAAAGGATGAAAAGCATCACCGTATTTTTTAAGGTTACGTTTAAGCAAATCAGCTACAACGGGATACAAGTATGAATTAACACGGACATTTGTTTTCCGTGTGAGCTTTTGAAATTCCACCTCTCCATTAACTTCATTTAAGTGCTGTTCAGTAGATTCGTATATATCCGAACCTCTACTGGTGGTGGATAAAGCAAACAGGACATAATTATAGGCCCGTTCATGTGGTTTGGATAGTTTATATGGGTCAATCTCATCACTAGCGAATAGTATCTCCATCATTTCCACCGGTAACACAATAGTATCCGCATCCTCTTCCGGTAACGACAATTTAATCTTGGGTTGGATGAAAGCATATTCGTCAAACCGATTCGTCAAACCAGCCTTAACCTTATGTATAATAGCTGATATTGAATTAACCCCAAGTTTCTTATTCCCCGGATCAAGTCTTCGCTTTAAATCGCGATCAGCCAGGTAATCGTAGAAACCCTCGAACAGATCATTATAAGAATCCCTGATCTGAATGCGCTTATAAGAATCCCTTGTTCTGGACAAGTCAAAATTACTTAATGGCTGATCCAGCTCCATTTCCTCCAGGTACTCCAAAAAATTCTGAATCTTGAGAGTGTAGGAACGAACAGTGTCTTCCGCAAAGGGTAACCTCTTTCTAGTTTTGATGGTGCCGTTGCCTATTTGCTCCAGGTATTCTTTAAGCACCTTACTAAGCAATATCGCATCAAAACTTTCAACAGTATCCCCATTATCTGTGCTACTCAAAGACTGTGGTTTCCTTTTACCTTTATTCTTAAACTGGCCGGTGATTGCCCTTAACTTTTCGAGGCTACTTACATCCTTTCCTTCAAGAGCCTTTTCTATGCGGTTTTTCAATAACCTGCATTTTGCCGCCACCTGTCTGGCTTCAACCAACTTACTTTCGGTACAAGTACCTTTGTCAAATTTGGCGCCTGCTGGTAGTTTTAGTCCGGTGCTTATACGGTCTTTAACATCCTTCTTACCAGTATGCACCGTAATTATGATAATTCCATTACCTCTCACGGCATACTTTATATCCAAATCGGCATTAACATTGTTATCCAT